AAGAAGTAGATAAAACTTTACTTGAAGATGAGGAATCTTTACTAGCACTTAAATAAATACCTTAAATAGATTTGTCTTATAATAATTCTGTTATAAGACTTTTACCGATGTATAACAAGCCTAAGCCACCTCAAGTTTGAGCCCTTAGAGATTAAAACCTAATTTCAAATTGCCACCCTTATATTATGTTTTAGGCACAAGGAGAAATAAAAATGACTGATAAACCTAACTTATATAATGCTGATAAGGCTTTCTTAGATGAAGACCCTTCATTGGAAGATGAAGCTACTCAAAAAATCGAAGAGACTAAATCAGTAAATGAAGTTAATTACAAAAAGCGTTATGATGATTTAAAACGCCATTACGATAAGAAACTTAATGAGTTTAAAAAGAAAGAAAAAGCCAGTGAGGTTAAATATGAACCTCCCAAAACTTTAGAAGATCTTGATAGATTTAAAGAAGATTATCCCGATGTATATGGTGTTGTAGAAACTGTGGCGCATATGCAAACAGAGAAGCAGACTCAAGATATTCAAAACAGATTTAAGGTTATTGAAGAGAAGGAGAAAGCTATGGCTCAAAAGGAAGCAGGTAAAACTTTACTTGATCTTCACCCAGATTTGGATGAGATTAAAAGTTCCACTAATTTCCACACTTGGGCTAAAGAACAACCTATAGAAATTCAAGACTGGATCTATAAGAACCCTGATAATGTTACTCTAGCATCTAAAGCAATTAATCTTTATAAAACTGAAGTAGGTATGTCAGTTAATAAAACCAATACAGATATGAGAGGTGATGCGGCTGATATGATATCTATTCAAAATAGAGTAGAGGTCTCAGAACCTAATGGACGTATTTGGTCTCGTAGTGAAATAGCTAACTTAACTTCTTCTGAGTTTGAACAATATGAAAATGATATTGACCAAGCAATTAGAGAAGGTAGGATAGCTGCATAATTAATATTTTATAAAGGAAATACAACAATGGCACATTTTTCAGGTGGTAGTACCACAAACTTTGGGACTAGTGTAACTGGTCAAGCAAACTCTTTCTGGGTTCCAGAAGTCTTCTCTAAGAAAATTCTTAATTTTTTTCGTAAGTCTTCCATTGCAGAAGCAGTAACCAATACAGATTATTATGGAGAGATTAGTAACTTTGGTGATACAGTAAATATAATTAGAGAACCTAACATTAGTGTAGAGGCTTATACACGTGGTCTTGATTTGACCGCACAAACCTTGACTGATGCTGAGGTATCTCTTCTAATTGATAAAGCCAATGCTTATGAGTTTAGAGTTGATGAGTTGGAGAAATCTCTTTCACATATGAACTGGGCTCAACTAGCTACATCAAGTGCAGCATATAATTTGAAGGATGCTTTTGACGCAGATGTACTTCAGTATATGTCAGGCGAAGATGGCACAACTACAGGCGCAGGAACATTTACAGCTGCTGATCACGGTATTGGTGGTGGTGGTGTGGGAGGTTCTTCAGAGATTATGTCTGCTATTGGAGCTAGAGGCGTTGGTAATGGTCTAGATGTAGGCTTTACTTCAACTCCTGATTACTCTCCAGCAGATCTCTTAGGTGCTCTCTCACTACAATTAGATGAGCAGAATATTCCCGAAGAGAATCGTTGGGTAGTTGCAGCACCTAAGTTCTATGAGATGCTTAATAAAGAAGACTCTAAACTTATGTCTGTTGATTATAATGGTGGTACAGGTAACTTACGTAATGGCTTAGTCGCTGAAGGTAAGGTACGTGGTTTCCAAATGTATAAGACTAACAACGCACCTTCTTATCGTAGCGTAGTTTCTGGCAGTAATAATGATATTGCTGGAAGTGCTCTAGTTATGGCAGGTCATATGTCTAGTACAGCTTCAGCAACTGCTTTGACTAAGAATGAGACTTTACGCGATACCAATACTTTCCAAGACATTGTACGTGGTCTTCATGTTTATGGTCGTCAAGTAGTCCAACCTAAAGGCTTGGCTATAGCTTATGTGGAAGAGTATAATGGAGTAGCAACAGGCTCCGCTTCTACTGGTGATAGCTAGTTAGTTAAAAATGACCCCCTTTTAATTAAGGGGGTTTTATTATTTTAAAATAAGATAGGCAATAAATATGAGTAAGACTTACTTAGAAATGGCTAATGATATTCTTAGAGAGGTTAATGAGGTTAGTTTAACTACTTTAACCAATGCTAAAAATATACAAGGTTTTGTAAAGGAAGCAATCAATAGATCTTATTTAGATATAGTTAATGAAGAGGCTAATTGGTCCTTCCTTAGCGTTAATGAAACTACTTCCCAATATGGAGGTATTTCTACAGATATTAGTGAAGGTGTTCAATGGTACTATTTAAATAGCGAAGCATCTTCCACCAATGGGGCAACGACAGATTATATAGCAGTGGAGTGGGAAGACTTCCTATTAACTACTGAAGGAGTATCTACCCCTATTATTTATGAGAATTTAGAATTCTTACCTATAGAAGAATGGAAAGATATTAATAAACTTAAAGATACTAGAGCATTAAATGATAGCTCTTATAGAGGAAAACCTCAGTTTGTTATTAGATCTCCCAATAATAGAAAGTTTGGTTTAAGTCCAATACCTGATAAAGATTATAAGGTATACTTCCAAGCTTATAAACAACCCACAACATTGAGTGATGATACCGATACTCTTGTATTCCCTAATCAATATTATAGTGTTTTATATGCTCGTGTCAGGTATTATGCTTGGCAGTTTAAAGAACATAGTACACAAGCACAAATGGCTTTAAGTGATTATAATAAAGGCATTAGAAGAATGAAGGAACAACTCATAGATTCAAAACCAACTAAAATGACAGATGATAGAGTACTCTATGCCTAGTAGAGCACAGTCATTTGAAGTTTCATGTCAAGGAGGTCTTGATTTAGTATCTAACACATTAGAGCTTCTTAAGACTCCAGGTGCTGCCACTACATTACAAAACTTTGAACCAGCTGTTAATGGTGGTTATAGACGTATTAATGGTTACTCTAAGTTCAGTGCTTTACAACCTGACACTACTGCCAATACAATCTTAGGTGTACATACATACGCCGATGGTCTTATAGCTGTACAACAAGGTAATCTTTATTGGTCTACCGATGGTACTTCTTGGTTACAAATAAATAAAGAGACAGGAGTAGGTGGGCAACTAGAAGCTGATTTAGAAGCCAATACCAATACTTTGGTAAAAAATACCACATCCAGAGTTGGTTTTGAGCTTTATGAAGGACTTCAAGACTATGGTGAAGTTATTATATATAATGGTATTAATGATGTATCTCACTTTTATATAACAGGTATAGGTGGTAGTCGTAAATATTTCTACACTGATTTAGATGAAGCAACTACAAGTGCTTATAGCAGTGCCATAGATAGTGAAGTATATAATGAAAGGATCATTCTTGCTCAAGGACATAAAGTAGAATGGTCTACCAGATATACCAGTAATGATTTCTTAGGAGCAAGTGCTGGTGAAGTAGATGTGGGGGAGAAGGTAATAGGTATTAAAAGGTTTAGAGATAAACTTATCATCTTTTGTAAGAGAAGTATACATCAACTACAAGGCTTAGATGATGGACCTTCTTTACAACCTATAGCTAGAAACATTGGTTGTTTAGATAAGAATACCATTCAAGAGATTGGTGGTGATCTAATCTTCCTAGCAGCAGACGGTTTAAGAACATTGGCAGGTACAGCTAGAATTGATGATGTAGAGTTATCTACCATCTCTCATAAGATTCTACCTATTATTCGAGATCTATTAGCTAATGTAAATAGTTATGAACTCTCTTCCATAGTTTTAAGAACTAAGAATCAATATAGATTATATTACCCCAGCCCTTCTATCAGTGCTCAAGATGCCAAAGGTATTATTGGTACTTTAAAATATACTGCGGAAGGTATGCAATGGGAATGGTCTGAAACTAAAGGTATTGCACCAGTAAGTTTAACAGCAGAATATCGTAATGAAGATATAGATGAAGATACTTATTTTGGTGGTTATGATGGTTACATATATAAACATGATTATAATACTTCTTTCAATGGTAGTAATATCAATGCTAAGTTTAAAACACCTGACACAGATTTTGGTGATATAGGTATACAAAAGAATCTACATTGGCTTAGAGTATCTATTAAACCTGAGGGAGAAATAGATCTTACAGTAAAACTTAAGTTTGATTATGAAGATTCAGAAACACACCAACCTACTGCCTACCCTATTTTAGATATTACAACACCAGCTCTATTTGGAGTGGCTATTTTTAACACACATAGGTTTGGAGCTACTCTAATACCTAATAAGAAAGTAAACTTGGAAGGTAGTGGCTATTCCAGTTCCTTTAATTTCTTTACCAATGATACAAACCCCTCTTATAATATACAAAGTTTTTATATAGACTTTATACCAACTCAAAGGCGATAAATAATGGCTACAGGTTATACAAGACAAAGTTCATTCTCCAATGGAGATACCATTACAGCAGATCTATTTAACGATGAATATGATCAACTTGTATCAGCGTTCCATGTAATTAATGGACATACGCATGAAGGTACAACTGGTGGTGGAGCACCCATAGCTATCTTACAAGACATAGATAATGATACTAAAATCACTTGTGAAAATATAGCAGATGAAGATATTATTAGATTTTGGATAGCCAGTGTTGAACAATTTAGATTGGAAGATGGTAAAATTATACCTACTACCAACAATGATATAGATCTAGGTGATGCTACCAATCAGTTTAAAGACCTTTTCTTAAATGGTATAGCTACCATAGATGGTCTTATAATTGGTACATCTACAACCATTACTGATATAGATATTGACTTAACAAGTGTCAGTGCTTCCAATGATACCTTAGCCAGTGCTAAAGCTATTAAAACATATGTAGATGATCAAATAACTAATCAAGACTTAGACTTCCAAGGTGATTCAGGTGGTGCATTAAGTATTGACTTAGACAGTGAGACATTAGATATTGCAGGTGGTACTGGTATTGATACTACAGGTGCAGCTAATACTTTAACAGTAGCTATTGACTCTACCGTAATTACGCTTACCAGTTCTCAGACATTAACCAATAAGACTCTAACATCACCAACTCTTAACACACCAACT